CCCAATCGTACGGTGCAGAGGCAGCTGGTATCTCCATACGGTCCCAAAAGGTAGGACTAACTATTGCAAAGTCTGGACGTTGTCTGCGTATTTCTTCAATTTGAATACGAATACCACCGTTACTACAACCTTGACGAGCAAGATTAACCAAATCCCAATTTAACTTGTTAGCTAATACTTCACTCCAACTTGTGCCTGGAAGACTTTGACTTACCGCACTAAAACTACAACCGGCTACCATTAATTTTTTTTTCATGATCTATTTAACAGTCCTTTAACTGAGTCAGGAATAAAATATTCATTGGCATGTTCTACCTGATGAAAACTAGCTATAATTTTGCCATGTTCGGGCAATTCATCTAATGTATAAGTTCCTACCGGTATAACAAATCGTGCATTACCTTGGCCTATTTTAGAAAAAGTTACAGCATCAGGATGATAGTTTAATACAGCGTTGTGTACAAACACATGATGCAGGTGTCCGTAATCACCTTCTGCGTTGTGTGTTACTACAATGTCTTGACCACCAACGGCTTCCTGAATATCAATCCATGCACGAGCTTCATCGAAACTAATTTGTTTGTTTTCTATATCGTGCCAATTGTCAACGTAACCCAAAAACTTAGTAGAAATTCTACGTTTGTCCCAAAATGCTTTTAGTTCACTGCCGCGATAGTCGTCAGCTTCGTATGTAAGATAACACACCGTCCAATCTAAATTAGGGTGTGCATGCATGAAACTGTAAGCAAATATAACGCAGTCATCGGGGTGTGCTACCATTGCTATGGCTTTCATATCAAGTACTTTGCTTGAGTAATTTTCTTGCTTAATAATAAATCTTGATATTTTTGTTTTTGTGTGTAACTTAATTTTGTCCAGGCATTTCGATGTATGCTAACAGTTAAGATATCAGGATATTGCATTTGTAAATATTTTTGATCAAATATTTCAATTTCGGTGTGACAAACATTACACGGACAATAACTATTTTTGTCTCCGTTTACATACATAACATCTAAAGATCCTTGACGATATTGTAAGTATCCTGAATAAAGTATAAACTCAGTTACCATCCCAGTGTGTTGAAACCATTCAGCAAAGGATTGATTAGTGAGAGTTTCAACTTCTTGGATCATGTCTCGCACAAGACTATTTTCAAAGAAAAACGGAATACCCGCTGGCCCGGCCACATCAGTTTGTTGAATATCAAAAAGTTTGCTAACAATTTTTCTAGCTGTGTCAAATACCGGCATAACGGGAAAGTATCCCCAGGTTAACCGACCGCCATCATCAAAAAGTCTATTCAATTCAACTGATTGCACAATTAAAGTTTTAGCATCGAGCACCATTGACCAAGTACTTTTACTTTGTTCTGCAGCTAATAATTTTAATAATTGTTGTGTAAGCCACCCATTTTCAATGTAACTATTTTTCCACTGATTTCTATGAATAATTTTTACACGGGTGCTATAATTCCCCCACCATGAAACATCAATATCATTTACATCCATGCTATCATCGTTAATAATCACACAGACATTACCAAGATCCATATTATCACAATATAAGTCTATGCTTTCGGCTTGCAGTTTTAATATAGGAAGTTCGTCACGGAATACTACGGTTACAATGTCTATCATTCAAATACTTAGTCAACAAAAAAGCCCCGAAGGGCCTTTTTGCAGTACATATCTAATCAACGATTAGAATGTATGACGTACACCTACTGCATAGTTACTAGAAGACAATGCTGGTGCTAAAGTAGCAACATTGGTACTACTAGTTTTGTTCTGACCGTAGATTGCATACAAGTTTGTGCGCTTGCTCAACCAGTAGTTAGAACCAATCTGGAATGCGTTGAAGTTAACTGTAGGAGTTGTTGGACCAAATGCGTCATAACGACCATTACCTACACTAGCCCAGGCATCAATGGTAGAAGTAAAGTTACCACGAACGCCGATCTGTTGTGCAGTACGGCTGAGATAATTATTACTACTTAAAGTGCTAGTAGCTTTGCGTGAAACATATTGAGCAAAGGCCTTGACTACGCCAAAGTCATAAGTTGCACCAACATACTTCTGTGTGTCTTGTGTGTTTACACCGCCACCAGGAATAACGCTACTAGAGTTGGTTGTCCAATATGTAGGACTGGAAAGAGTAAATGTTTGTTCGCTTTTTAAAGTTTGATAAGCGGCTACAACATATAACTTGTTCCAAGCATAATCAGCACTCAAACCATAACCATTGTAGTTCGTGTTGCCGCCGGTTGAGTTTGTTTGAGTAGTGTTGCTGTTTGCTACAGTAGCGAAACCACCAGCACTGAAACCTTTAAAGTTATCACTCTTCAGACTTACTGTATTAGCTGTGCGAATTGTGTAAGCTGTGTTACTGCCGTTGCCAGAAGTAGTAGAGCTTGCACCAGTTGCATAGATAACATCACCGATCAAGTTATTTTGTTGACCAGCATCAGTTGCTGCCACTGCTGTGTGGATTGATGTATACTGAGTACCGAAAGCAACTTGGCCAATACCATTTTGTTTGATACCAACAAAACTTTGACGGTTGTCCCAGGTACTTGCTTGACCTTGGTTAGGTGTCAATCCAGTTTCAACAGTAAAGAAGGCTGAACGTCCGCCACCTAAATCTTCAGTGCCACGGAAACCTAAGCGGCTGGTTTGTTCTGCACTGTTACCGAATGTACTGTTTGTGGTTTTTGCAGCCTTGTTACCAACTGCGCCTTCTGCACTTGATCCGATGTAACCAGTATCTAAGAGACCATAGATGCTGACACTAGACTGTGCGTAAGCAGTGGTGATACCTGCGGTTGCTAGTAATGCTACTAGTAGTTTTTTCATGCTGTGTGTTTCCTTTTATAAAAGTTATACAACAATATTATTTACTGAGTTTACTGTTGGTACAGCAAATTTCAGCACTATTATTGGTATTTTGTATGTTAACATAGTAGTTAACGAATGTCAATAAAAATGGGCTCCGAAGAGCCCATTTTGGTGGTTTCTGTTACGAGGCATTTCCTGCCCTAGGCGGCCTAAGCTGCCAATGCGAACTGTTCGTCGTTTGCTTTTACGTTATTTGCTTTTAACGAGTACTCCTCTCGTGTTGCCTTCTTTTCTATCTCACCACGTCGAAACCAAGTCATCCCCAAGAAATACACTATTTCAAATGCACTTTTTGGAGATGTCGGGAATTGAACCCGAGTCCGCAATGCCTTTAATCTAAAGGAATTACAACAATTCTTTACAGCGGAATAATATTTGATGCTTGCTTGCCTTTTGGGCCTTGCACTACATCAAAAGTTACCGCTTGATTCTCTTTGAGACTTTTAAATCCATTGCTATTAATAGCTGAGAAATGTGCAAACAATTCGTCACCACCACCATCTGGAGTAATAAATCCAAAACCTTTTGCATCGTTAAACCACTTTACTTTACCTGTTGCCATATTACTTACTTCCTTTATTAAAATACTTTGAATACTAATTACTACCTTTAACCACATTATTATCTATTTTGGGGTTGGCGCGAGCAATAACATTTTGTGCTTGGTGAGCACGATCTCGCTCGGTGGGCAACGGCCCACACCCCAATCTCGCCCACTCTTCTTCAGAGTAGTAATATTGTGCTACCGGTTTCTTTTGTTCCATAGTTGAATATTTATCTTTTTTGGTGGGCCTTGATGGACTTGAACCATCGACCCAACGATTATGAATCGTTTGCTCTAACCAGCTGAGCTAAAGGCCCTACAAACATTAGATACAGCTAGGACCATACTTGTTCTCGCCGTCGGTACTAGGTACAAACATAATAGCAAGGCTGACTATAAAACCTACATAAGGAATCAAACATAACAAAATCCATACTCCACTTTGATTAAAATCTCGAACACGCTGACTGCCAGCCGACCAACTACACACTGCCATAGCAACGGCTAATGCAAACCCAGCCAACAGAAAAATGCCACCCAATAACCCAGAGCCAACAGTTAATGCGGTGCCAATTGTAAATAACACTGCCAGTCCAATTCCGCCGCCAAATACCACGGTTAGCAGTAGCATGATGTAGCTTCGGCGGTTACGACGCCCGGTAAAATTAAATAAATCTTCAAACACTGGCTTACTCATTTTGAGCTCCTTTATTAAATTAGTATTACTAGTATAGCATCATGTTCGGTAATTGTCAAGAAACTTTTTCAAATTGCCATATAAATTGGCCATCATGGCTTCTTTACTACCAAAGAACACTAGAGTACGCGGCATTTGTTTATGCATAATAATAAACCAAGGTTGTTGTAGTTTACGATCCAGTGCTATAATCATTTTGCTGTTAATAGCAAATGGTTCAACATTATAATCGTAGTTCTCGAGTTCAAGATGTTTGGAGAATGTTTCGTATCCTATTTTAGTCAATCGTAAACCACCGTTGCGTCTAAGATTGAACCACCATAAGGCCAAAGCCTCTGCTTCGGTAACCTTGTAAGGATCGGGCAGATGTTGAATTAATTCTTTTGTAAGTTTATATTTGTCACGCACATCAAGGATATATCTGGTCGCCTGATTTTAGTAAGACCACGGTAAAAAGATCAGTTTTAAATTGGATGTTAAGTTTTCGAGCAAGATTGATTGCATGTCCAGGATTGGAGAAACTGACCTTCTTGTACTTAGGGCCAGGATATTGAACCAACAGGTTCGAGGTTTTAAGATTGATTGGTTTTTTTTGATAAAACACTGCCCACACACCTTCCGAGGCTAACACCTGTTCGGTCTTGTATGTACTTTTATTTGCTAACTCAATCAGGACATTGGGTTTTGGTCTGCTCACTATTAAACTCCTATATATTATTTATGCTAAAATATAGGTAGTTTTAGAATGAACCCCCGTCCATTTTGATTGAAATTATTTCGTCATCTTGTGCCGCTACAGCCCGTTCTTTAAGTGTAGTAAGCTCTAATAACAGTCGAGTTAGGTCAGCATGCATGCCTTTGGCATCAGGCATAGGCATAATAAAGTCCTTAGCGCCACGAGACTCGAACCCTTGTAACCGTTCAACAAACCGTTGTAAATGAATACTCATCAGCAGTCTCCTTGGTGTAAAACGGGCCAGAGTACGGATAGCGTTGTAATAAAATTAATTTAGGTCCTTGTATCACAGTCCAGTTACGCCCTTTCTTGACTCGATACCAGCCAGCTGCAAACCAACTTTTACTTTTGTTAGTTTTAGTATACACAGGCAACTTCTTAGGAACATCCCACATGGGATTATGTACACGACCTGCTACTGGATAGCCATGTACCAAATTAGTTTCGGGTCGAGATTTAACAATCTTAGCACCAGATTCGAATTTAACGTGTACACGTTGTTCAACCATTTTAATTGTTTTGTATTGTTGAACCTGGTTATTGATCTTAACTTGGTATCCACCATCGCAAGCTTCAACGTTACCAACCTTGCGATTTCCTTCTTGCAAGATCCAATACTTGCGATCAATTACGGGTTTTGCTATCAGTGTCATTTAGTACTCCTCTTTCGACATTCTTCTTGTACTGCTACTGGCACATCTGGGTGCCAACCGCCTATCACCTTGCGGCAATCGTATTTTACTACTATTTGATTTTGATCCTGGGGCCAAAAGGCCAAGACCAACATGCCTAAAACAATAGCGAATGTTACAGCGGTCCAAAATAAATCTTTAGCCATTTAACATTCCTTTGTAAGGACCTTTGTAAGTTTCATTCATCCAACGACCGAAGCTGTCTGCTTGCTCGCTCAATTTGTTTAATTCGTACTTGCCACAGAACTGCATAAAACGTACACCAACTTGTCCTACATCTTTATGAGACATCTGTTCGCGAATGGCCCCATCTACTGCTGCTTTAATCTCTTTGGGTTGGGCAGTTAAATCTACTAGATGAACGTTGCGTTCATAGTCATCTAACACACGATGCTCTATGCCATCCGGATCAGTCCACCTCTGTAACATTAAGTTGTTCCAGTTGTATCCTTGTTTTGTGCGATCCTCAAATGCTTCCTGTAGGCCAACCTTATTCTTAGTGCCCTTAGTACGGACTCCCGGGTAGGCCGAGAACACATTATCCGACGAATCGCCGCGCATACATTTCTCGAAGAGTAGCCATTGCGGATTAGGGATTGTTTTAGGTTCTTTAGTTTTTTTATCGATGACCGCTTTTCCTTTAGCATCAAAGATTCCTTCTATAGTGATTAGTTCGTCTGTAATACCGTTGTACTGCTTAACATTGGGTGCGATGAGCTGAACAAAGTCAGTATCGCTACTGATAATAATATGTTCGTCTTGGGGATGTAATGCAATCCAGCGAGCTATAATGTCATCTGCTTCGGCATTTTCGTGCCTAATAACGCTACAGTTAGTTCTCTCTGACAAGTATTTAGTCAAATTATCATAGGTTTCCCAAAACATTTTATCTTCTTCTTGCTGGGTTTCTGTAAGTGCGGCACGGGCCACAGCCCGATTGGCTTTATAGGGCTTATAAAAGTCCTTGCGCCAACTACGTCCTTCAAGGCCAAACACTACATGGTCTGCTTCAAAACGCTTGGCTACTTTGTTAGCGGCCATTAATGTAACATGTAATGCAAAGCCTACTTTCTCCCAAGTATCGCTTGCACGGTGAGCACCATGCCTGGCTCGAAAAAACATATTGGCCGTATCGATTAAAACATAGCGCATTGTAGACCTTAGATGAATTTGTTATTAATAATGTATTGTAACATAAAACGGTTAAAAAAGCTATGGGCATCCTTACCAAAATGATAGGAATTGGGCGCAACTGTATCGATACCTTGTTTACGAACAATAGCATCAAACGTCATTGTAGGCTCGTATGGTGCAACATAACACATATCCCACTCCCGCTGATCTTTAATTTTGGAAAAATCATTATTGCCGTTGAAAAAGATATGCTTGATTCCTTTTTCTTCTAGTTCTTTGTGGAATGCCCAAATTTGGTCATGTGCTTCTTGAGTTTTCCATTCCCAATCTACACCCATAATATATTGGCGATATTTTTCTTGTAGATCTTGCGGCACATGGTCAACACCACTAGCATTGACTTGAAGGTATCTGTCTTTGTACAACCATTCTTCTCGTTCCCAAGTTGACCATTGGATAACAACCAAGAGTTCTTCAAGATCTTGTCGAGTAGCCAACCATTCACGAGAAGTTCGTAAAATTCTTGAGTTGCTACTAGCACTTTCGGCCTCACAATGAAATCCAGTTCTTAGTGCTAGGCTTAGTAACTTGCCCCAAGTAACCGATAAATTATCAGGGTGTGGCGCTCTCCCGAGATAAAAATATTTTGGATCATCCTCGGCAAATGCGTGAACATTTACAGCTTCTGCTCCAGCGGTGTGACTATCGCCATTTACATATAATATCATATCAATTCGTTATCTCTAATATAATTGTATAACACATCAGACCATTCTGCTTGTGCATTTTCTAGGAAGTGATTATTTTTAGTAGGTTTCCATCCGTGATTCTTCAAATACCAAAAGTAACTAAGATCATTATCATAAGGTCCTACATAGTTCTTATGCCAGTTGAGCTGGATTGGATCTAATAGATTATGTTGAAACGGCATTAATGCATTAAAGAACAAATGAGGAATATGTCGCTCAAGTAATGATCGATGCATACGATGTATCTGACTATGCATCAGCTTGGACTTGATAGATTGTTGTTCAGGCCCTTGCTCGAT